TTACTTCGGTAATCTTTCTTGGCCTTATTGGTTGGAGCAAAAGGATCACCTAGATATGTTAGATCAGAGAAAGCTAAATTTAATAGCTCATCTAAATCGTAACTATCTATATCCGAGTAAGGACGGTATGTATGTCTATACATATCATCTGAAAACAAGGATAACAGGTAATCCGAACTAGGAAAGACACCAACTGTATATTCCAAAGAAAATTTTCTTCGGATTTTATTATACATTTGGACGTCATCCTGGAACGCCCTAAACCAACCTTTGGCAATCTTTGCCTTTAAGACTGCTCTAAGAGCATTCTCAAAGATTAAAGATTCCTCTCTATTTAGCGAATCTATAGCTAGAGTCGTAAGACTCGGTGATAGATCCTTAGAGAGGTTTAATCCAAATAATCCTAATAGATCTCATAAAGTAGAGCGGACACCTCTAAGTCATTTCTGACTTAAAGGGGCCTTAACTCTCTCAAAGAGATCATTTAAGATTCCTGAAACCACAGGTAACCCAACTTCTTCAGATCCATAATAAAGTGACAAAATGTCATTATTTATTAATAGATCTTTAAAGTGCCTAGGTGAACTAATTAAAAGAAAGAGCTCCTTAATTCCAATGGAACTAAGGTTATCTCCTCTAATAATTAATTTCTTTGCAAACTCACATGCTCCAATGGAAGATTGTACGGATTTCGATAAATTAATATCGACTCCGAGAATCTCCATTATGAACAGGTAAGATTGGGCTACGGTTTTGTCAGCAATGACAATATCATCTCCCAATACAGCATAGTCCTCAAACCAACCTTTATGGCCGGTTCGAAGAGCTGATATCTGTACGATCATATGATGTGTCAGAGCTAACATAGCTCAAGAGGAAAGAGCCCCCATTGGTTGACCAACAGCATATCGATAGTTACCAGAAACTTCTGGAAAATTAGGATCATCTAAACGATAATCTCTATCTACCAAAAGGTGCTTTCAAGCTTCTGCCGTTTCTCTATTATCAAATAATAAAGAAAGGAGATCAACTTGTAAGTCTATTGGTAATCTATCTGTAGCTGCACTCAAATCAAAACTATACAAATCCATTTTACCTTTATTCATTAAGACCTTTACAGGTTTCAATTGATCAAAGGTTCCATCTTGAGGTATTCTTGATAAAATATCAAACAATGCCCTATGGAGTGGAAGTAGTAAACTTTGAGTTCAAGCATCAACCAATGCAAAGACTCTAACCTTTCCTGCAGCTTCAAGTTTTAAGGATAATTTTCCTAAGGTCAGTCTGGAATCTCCGGTGAAGAACCCCCAATGATCAGC